TTAATGAATGCACTGAAACTACCACCACCTTTAAGAATCTCTTCGGCATTAAATTGCCGTGTTTCTGAATCACGAATTGCTTGATTACGTCTAGCTACCTTCAACCATGTATCTGTTGCCTCAGACATAGCTTCATAAAGAGGCTTGGCTGAAACACCAGTTGGGTTGTTATCACGACTGATACCTACAACTTCGTTTAAATACAAACGTTCTGCTGTAGCAAGAAAAGATTGACGCAAATTAGGATCATTTGCAGCTTCTTGTGGTGTAGCAAAACCACCACCAAGTTGAGCTGGTTTTGGAATCCTTACGTCTTTCCTTAAAGCAAAGTTATTTAAGTAGTCTTGATAACCCTTACCTTTGTTAGCGAAGTAAGCTCTAGAAGCACCAATACGTTGATAGTGCGACAGAGATTTAATATACTCAATAGCTTCAGGAGAGCCACCATTTTGTCCGGCTTCTTGAGCAGCTTTAGCAAGAACAGGAAGTCCTTTTTCTTCTTCTGCTACTACTTGATTAAACTGCTGCTCTTGTTCAACTGGAACACCAAAGTTGTTCTCTCTACCAAGACTTAGTGCTTTAATATGACCCTCAGCAATTTGAGAGTCAACATAAGCTTTACCCATTGTAGTGGCAAACTCCATAGCCTTGGTGGAGAACTGACCAAAAGCTTCTAAAGTTTTTAGTTGTTTCTGTAGCTTAGCATCTAGAGCTGCTTGTTGTTGCGATTGAATCTTAGCGAAGTTTTGATCAACTTGCTCCATGTTTTCCCGTAGGAAACGAGAAGTGTCAGGAGCCTGCATTGGTGCAAAACCTTGGCTTTGCGCAGCTCCTTGAAACAAATTCTCTTCTTGAAATTCTTTCATGGGTTACGTTTTCTTTTTGATACCAAAGAATGAACTATCAGCAGGGGTAGCATTGACACCAGCTGTAAATGCTCCCATAGCAATACCGCCAATCTGCAACGCTTGCTCAGCAAAACCAGGAGTAGTAATACCAGGCATTGGAGCAGCAGAGAATGTAGCAGCAGTAGGTAGAACAGACACTTGAGAGATAGCCAGTTTGTTCTGTGCTTTAAACTGCTCTTCTGTGCGCTGCATCCTCATTTCAGTTGCAGCAGTTTGACTCAACAAAGAGTCTACAAGTTGAGCACGGCTTCGACCATAAGCACCTAACGTTGATACTAAAGCACCACGTCTTGCACTTTTACCATACACTTCCCTAGCAGCATTAGCGCCCATTGATTGCACAAGCATCTTACGCATACTTTCGCTTTTATAAGCGGCAGTATCATAGATTTCATTAAGGCGCATCTGTTCAGCAACCCAAGATGCTTCTGCTGCTAGATAGTTATTTTCAATTTGGTTCTTAACAAAATCTATCTTAGCACCGAATGCTTCAGCAGTTGCTTTGTTTTGCTGTTCAGTTCGATACTCATTAATAGCATTATTAAAGGTTGTTTTATATGCTTCGTTATAGATCCGCTGTTCTTCAGCTTTATTGCCCATGAACGCTTCAGCTACACCAAAAGCAAATTGACCTAGAGCTAGGGCTTCACCGACTAACATAATCGTACAATTTCTATAGAGTAAACGTTGTCAGGTCCATCAGGGAATACCCGTAGAACCTTAAAACCAAGATACCTTGATAAGTTGATAAGGGTTGTATTTTGTATGTCAATAGTAGTCCACAGAAATGGACGGTTGATATGCTCCATTAAAGCCTTACCAAACCGTACAGTTGTCAATGGATTTTCTTTTACTTTATTTGTCATTTGGATCCATACGGCATTATCTTGTGATACACCGTAAGCACCATAAAGACTCCCATCAGGTCCGTAGATAAGATAGGAGTCATCATAGTGCACATATAGAGCCAATGAAAGTATAGGATGTTGACCTATCCTTTCAAAGTCATTTAAACCCTTTTCCAGCATCTGACTAACCAGAGCTGGTATATCAGTTATAGTAGCTGGTTTAAAGGTAAAGCCACGGGTAGATGTAATCATTAGGAACGTCTATAGAAACCTGTGTTATACTTACCTTCCCAATTCAAACTAAGAAGGCTAACTGGGAATGGTGTGTCTCCAATGATTTTAAAATCAAGGTTACTATTTCGTTGATAAATAGGAATTTCATGAACAGCATCAGCTGCCATGTTAACATTGTTTAAGTTATAAAGGTAAGGAAGAACACCTTCAACTGTCTTATCCCAAGTTGGTCTACCAGTAATCTCAATCCTATAAGTAATAGGACCGCTTAACCCAGTAGACACCTTAACCCTATGGATAATAAGATCAGAAGTAAAGTCAGAAACTGCACTAGAACCATCAGAACTTACAACAAAGAACTTAGGTAGCGTCACTTCCATGTTGTAAATATAACCAATGATCAAATCACGTCCTCTATAATCACCATCTACATCAACATAGTAATTACCTGTTGAACCTGCAACTGTTGGATAAAGAACAGCACCAACTGATTCAGAGCCTACACCAACATTAGCACCGATATAACCACCTAGGATTACAGCTGAAAGTGTCCTACCAGAGATGTGATCATATGGTAAGAAGATACGTGTAGTATCATTACCTGAATTGTAAGTCCTATACGGATTAACACTCCACAGGTCAAGACATACATCAGTCTTTTCTCCTGTTGGAAGTGTTAAGAATCCTTCTTCACTTTGTTGGGTAAGATCATAGGATTGCACAAAGACATTAGTCCCATCAGTTGTAACAGCATAGTAAATGTTGTTATCAAAGAATTGATCCAGAAGTGTGCCAGTCAGCTCCCATTTATACCAACTAGATAGACGCTGATTAGCCCCTTGTTCCAAGAACCTATATTGATATACAGTGCTACTACCAGTTGTACCAAGAGACACCGTAGCAGAAGCTGGTGATGCAATTAATGAATCAATTGTTTGAGGGATAAACTCAGGAACAATCTTGGTTTGTTCATTCATTTCAGGTGGTCTATCCTGGCTGATTCCAGTTAGTTCATAGAGACGGGTGAACAATGGTGTCTTAGAGATAAAAGCTGTGCTTGTTCCAAGGTTAACAGCTTCTACAAAAGGATCACACTCATAACTTGACAACTCGTTAATTTTAGTTGTCTTAGGGCTGAGGATGTCAGCATCAGTAGTCAATAGGAATTGTTCAGTATCACTGAACAGAATAAGACCAACACTAGTAGATCTCACATATCGGTGATTAACAGGTCGAATTGAAGAAGCTGTAATATCAATGGGATCATCATCAGTAACAGTCAACGCTGTTGTTACCCAAAAGTTAAAGTAATCACCAGCACGGCTGAGGATAACTGCTTCATTAGAAAGGAATCCAAGTCTGTTACGATAGAAGAAAATGTTGTTAATCTTCTGTCCAACAAAGCTTGGTGTTGGGTTCGTCTCTTCATCACCTACTAAACGATCTTCCCAGGTAACAGGTCCGAAAGTAAATGAACCATCAGCTTGACGAACTAGTTGATGAGGCATCGTTAGTTCATCAAATTGATATTGAATCTCAGGAGCAACAGTTTCTTCCCAACTACCAGAGCCATATGTGCCCCCACCGTCAGTAACAAACTTTACCCACATATCATCAACATCAATTTCAATTGTGTTGACAATTTTTACAACATAACCGTCTTTACAGCTAATTGGTAGATCAGCAACTGTAGCAGTTGTATCTTGGAAAACAAACAACGCATCTTCAGAAGGACCACCAACAACTTCAATAGTAAATGGTCCACTTGCTGTGCTGATATAAATACCGGGACCTACAACAGTAGCAGCGTAAGTTTTACCATTAAATGTATTACCATTGATGTCAGAAGCAAGATCTGTTACGATTGCATCTACATCACCACCAGAACCAGCATTGTATGTACCAGCTAATACACCATCCAGGTTAATTCTATAATGCCCAGTGCCTACTATTTTAACAACAACAAAAGCTTCATAAGGTTTTACTGCTGAAGTTGTAGCCTTTAATGCAACTGTCTTTGCTTTATTGAGAACAAAGGTGTAGTCATTAAGTGTTAGCAGTTCAATGTCAGAGGGTGACACAGGATTACCGCTATCATCAGTAAGATAAGCATTAGATGGAGGTGCGGTAATAACACAATTAGCTACTTCTGCATCATAGTTTACTTTAGCTGCAGCTTCAGCAATGACAGCATTATCATAATTAGTCTGTGCTGTATTCATTGCTGACAAGGCTGTTGACAAGTCAGTAGCATCATATACAGCAGCAACAGCTATATTAGCACCAAACACCCTGTAGCCTTGAGAAGCTACCAATGGATGTTCATCAGTAACTTCAATGCCCAACGTATAACCAGCGGGTAATGTAGACCCAGTTCCAATTACAGCGTTATTGTTTTTGGTAGTATAAATACCGCTGCTATTTAGAATAATACCTGATTTCACATACTGATCAATTTGACCAACTGGATAGGTATAATCAACTTCAAAGAGTAGTTCAACAGTAGAAGTTTGTCCAGCTAATACTTCTGCATAGTAAGCCTGTGCTGCATTCAGTAGATCCAGCTTGGCTTGAGTATCTTCAACAGCAGCATTATAAGTAGCCAAATCAGCTTTAAGATTAACTAGATTACAAGTGCCTGGAACACCTGTGTTAGTCCCCATATCGACAGCTCGTGGAGATCCAGCAGAACCCAATACACTATCAGTTAGAGTCCATACACGAAAAGTGTTGTCATCATATTGTGCAACATACTTTTCTTGTTGATCCCTTAGGATAGAAAACCACCTACCAGAATCTGTTGCATTATAAAGTTCAGTGATATGCTTACCACCAGGACGCTTAAGCAAACCCAAAGCATAATCTGGTAAGGTATTAACTGCATCCCGAAGCTGCCCAGGAAACTTACGGTTGTCAGGTTGTTGTGAAATACCAAGAAGAAAATTAGGTATCCTTTGGGTAATACTGCTCATCGCATCAAAGCTTGAAAGGGTTGATAACTGTTGTAATAATTTTGACCATCACGGAAACCAAACATTGAATAGTCACCTTGATTGTAATCATATTCAATAGCAGCAGCTCGTGTCTGACCTTCTTGTTCAGCTAGTAGTTTATTAAGTTCCTGATCACCTACCATTTTGGTAGCACACATACGTGCAGCTCGTGCAGTAATGTATGTTTGAATAGCAGGTGGCACATCAGTAAAATCAAAATACCAAACAACATCAGCAAAGATGCTATCAGTAAATGTAAAGGTATGATTCAAACGATCATAAAGTTTTCCATTACGACGAACAACATCATACTTAGCACGGTGATGTTCGTTGTTAGTATCAATCTGAAGTAGATTATATGGATAAACAATCTCATTAGTAAGACTATCAGGAGTCAATTCATAATGACGTTCAGTGTTAAAGATCCAACCTTCAGCTTGAACTTGACGATTGACTTCCCTTAGTGTATTAAGAACTATTGCTACTTCAGGGTTTTGCAGATCCAGTGTGGTGACAGGAGCCTGCCCCACTGAGCTAAGTATTTGATTAACAGCATCCAGTTCGGTGGACACAGCATAAGTAGGAAAAGGCATAGTTACCTATCACAATGGATAAAAAAAGGGGACCCCGAAGGATCCCCAAAAACAAATGAATAAATCAGAAAGTGCTAGGAGCACTGTTGGTCACATGCAGTTCCACAGCAGCAGCAGGGTTCAGATAGTCTGCACCCATAGCCAGACGACCAACGATGATGTCGCCTTGGTAGATCACAGAAGCATCACCGCTGGTAACTTGCACCTGAGGACCAATAGCTTCCACACAGCCAGCAGCTTCACGTTGGAAGATCAGACCGCAAGAAGTAGAGCCGAACTCAACAGCAGTACCATAATCATTGTTGATACCAGTAGAAGCATCGCTGGCATCTTCCAGAGCAACTTCCACGAAGTCACCAGTATTACCAGGAGTAGTCACACCAGTGGTGCCGCCATACTTGGTGCCATACTTGCCCAGGAACGGAATGTTCATGGACTTATAAATTTGAATACCAGCAATCTCGATGATACCGTTACCGGACTGCAGAGCAGTGCCTTGAACGTCACGGTTCACCAGGCCGCTAGTGCCCACAGCTTGGATCAGTTCATAGTATTGACGGGGGTTGAGAACAGCCACACGGCCATCCATCGACACACCTTTCTCATCCAGAACTGCAGCTGCATCATAGAATGCAGATACCAGCTTAGCGGAATCATAAGCATCAGCTTCAGAGCCAGCACCAGTACCGACTTGAATCTGAGTACCACCGGGTTCTTCGAAGTTGGTGGCAGACACAGGGCTTGCCTTACGTGCACCGCGAGCGATAGCACGGAAGATCAGACGGTCATACTTTTCAGCAAGAGCATAACCAATCTTGCGGGAG